GTTACGCTTGCATTGCCATCAATAGCACCAGAGCCAAACTGCACCCTAGTCGCATCACAAGACGCACTAGCATTAGCCGTAATGCTTGCACTAGCTAATTGAACCCTTACTGCATCTGCCGTAACAGTCGCTGCTCCATCTACCGCCCCACTACCACTCTGAACCCTTATAGCGTCAGCTACAACGCTTGCAGACGCAGTTACAGACCCATAGGCATCCCATAGGGTTACTGAGGTTGTGTAGAGTGGACTATCGAGTGTGAGTGTTAAGTCATCAATGCTAGACTTTAAATTGTCTAGCGAGTCAATTGTCCACGGAGGTAGTAAGTCAGCCATCTCACGCTAGAGTAACGCTCAATGAACTAGAGGCAATGCGGAACACATCACCAGTTGCAATAGTCTTAGAAGCATCTAGTGGTGTGTGATACAGCAAGTTTCCTACTGTCAAAGCATCACGGATTCCAATGTGTGTAATTGTTCCCCATGCACCACCAGCTTGAGGAAACTCAATGGCAGCAGAGTTTGTAGATACACCATTGCTAGGCGCACCAAACGTCACAGACTGACGAGCATAGCTAGTACCAGAACACTCAGTTCCAGTGTCAGCATCTGTTGGGTCAGTTGTGTATAAAGCAAGATACACAGTCGTTGGTGCTGTGTAGCTAGTTGCTCTCAACGTAACATTGATAAGAGCATTTTCTAAGTAGTTGGACATTTCAGCCATAGTTTCACCTTGATGTTAGTTTCATTGCTAAAGGAACACCAGAATACTGACCTTCTTCGTCAGACTTGGTGAGAGAACCAATTGCCCTATCGTACATAGTTCCCCATGTATTGATTCGAGCATCGTTCATTAAATACGGCTCTGCCTCAATCAAAGAAGCGTAGAGCAAAGCATCTGGTGCAGTAGTCAGGAATACGTTTGTTGTATTACTTGCAGACAGATATGCAGGAGCAGCAAAGTACAACATTTTTACTGTGTAGACTGCATCAGGGATAGGAGATAACTGAAACTCACTAGCCAAGATTGTGTAAGACCTAGGCACACCAACCCATAATGCTTTTGGGTCATTAGACAAAGCAGAGGGAGTAGAGTAGCTTAGTGGCGTAAGTGGATTAGTTACCACTACAAAATCACGCACCTGTAAGAAGTCACTAGGCAACTCAACTGTTGAGTCATCCTTAACAGTTGCAGTCGTTACAGACTTGAGCATCTGACGAATCCGTAGTTCTCTACGCAAACGATTTTCAGCCAGAGTAATGAAATCTGGAATGATGCTTGTTAGGTCAGACCTAGCCAAATAGTTAGCTATTGAAGTCTGTAAATCAGAGTAAGTAGCAAAACTCATACAACTCCTGTCCGAGTTCTAAAAACTCTGTTATCACGCTCGTTTAACCACGCTTTAAAACGCTTTTCATCAAGTACAGCAAAGCCACGCATGATTCCTTGATTATTTAAGTCATCAATCACAGTCATTGGGATAGAAGCAATCTTATTGCCAAACACCTCATCTGACCACTTAGCACGTTCATCAAAGGAGTTATATTCCTTTTTATTCTGCTCAATGATTCCCGTTACATCTTGACGAGTCTCAATAACAATACCGCCATCGCCATCAGCATGGACTACAGAATCTCTAAATTTAACAGGGTTTTGCATACACTAATTCTATCAGTTTTGCTAGAAAAAGAAATGCCCCAGAGGGTTAGTCTGAGGCATTTTGGGGGTCACCTAATGATTAGGTTAAGTCAGCAATGATGCCGTGTGCAGCTTCGTTCTTAACTTCCAATGTGAACTCAGCCAACAACTGTGTAGATTCGTTGTCACCAGTAACAGCCAACTCATTGGTCTGGAAGGGACGCAGATAAGCTACAGCAGCCATGTCAGGGTCAAGCAAGAAAGCCACATCGTCAGCAGAGTTGGTGCTGTTCATAAAACGTGAGGGAACTACGCTCAGAGTACCAAAATCTGACAAATAAACATCTGCTGCGCCAATTATGGTAGTAGGGGCATTAGATGGGGCCATGTAACGCTGTGCAGCAATACCAGCAAATCCTGATACTGTTTGCTTGTGAGCAGGAGTAACCATCAAGATTTTAGGATTGCCACCTGCGGTATAAACGCTCTTAACAACAGTTTGCAAAATTGCTTCTGTGAAAGTGCGGTTAGTGCCGTTTGTACGAGCAGTTGTACCAGATGCACCAGCAACGCCAGAAGTGCCGCCAGAGTAGCTAGTAGCCAACCATGCTTGCAAACCACCCAAAGCACGAGCAGTAGAGGAGTTACCATTTGTAGCAACTTGATTGCTCAACAATGTTAATTCCATGTCACGCTTGATTTCAGCAGATGCTTTAGCCAACTGATAAGCCTTTTCAGACTTACGTCCAGCTTTGTCCACAGCGTTCAAGGTGTTTGAAATCTTGATTGTCTTCTGTGAAATCTGGCAACGATTTCCCACACGAGTTGTAGGAGACATAGTAGCGTCAGATGCTGTAGCACCCTCAACTGCCACGTTCAAGCCAGCAGCAGCCAAAGAGTCTGTCTGCCACTCGTGATAAACAGCAGTAGCCTTTGTCTTACCAATGGTAGACATAAATGCAGTTTCTGTTGGTGAGATGTTATAGATAACATCCGAAAGGTCTTCACGCTGACCAATAGCGGTATACGTTTGATAGGTAGCCATAATTTAATACTCCAAAATTTATAAAAATCGTTCAAATGCTCTGGCAGCGTCAGTAACTTTTCCAGTTTCACGCAACCTTTGCATAGCCTGTTTATCTTGTGCAGACCTTGTAGGAGGTGCAGAAGTACCAGAACGCATCATCTTAGGGGCAGCCACGAGTCGTTTATTTAACTCTGGTTTGCTCTTTTGAAGTTGCTCATACTTCATTGCCTTATACAATGTTTGCACAGCACGACTGTCATACACGGAACTAAGCTCTTGGTCAGTCCAACCTACAGATTTCGCATAGTCACGGATTTGTTTCCGTACCGCATCACCCTGTGGCGTAGCTAACTCAGGAATCAGACTAACTAGCTTCTCAGATTCTGAACGTAAATGCGCTTGCAGTTGGGACTGTTGCTCTGCTTGTTGCTGTTGGGCAATGCGTTGCTGTTCATTCCTGACTACTGCTAACTGCTTCTCACGCTGGCTCTGTTCAGCTACCGCTACCGCATAACCGATAGGGTCTGTTTCCCTTAAAACTTCTAAGTCCACACCCTGATGCTGCTGCGTAAGGAAGCTATCCAACGCTTGCAACTTCTGGGCGTATGCCTGTCGCTCTTGTTTAACCTGCTCTAAATGACCACGTTCAGCTTCAATTGCCTTACGTTGTTCAGCTAGAGCCTGAGACTTTTTAGTGTAGTCCGTACCTTGTTGATAACCTTTAATGAGTTCATCAAGTTCTACTTCGACTTCCTCACCAGATGCTTTGACTTTATATCTCTGCTTGGGTTCTTCTTCATACTCAACTTCATCAGACGCTTCAAGTTCTTCAAGTTGTTCTTCAGTTTGGCCTTGTTCGGCTTCGTCAGAATCACCCATTAAACTTTCAAACGCTGTTGCGGCTTGGTTTACATTTAGGCTTTCACTCCCTTGTGGGTTGGTGTTTTCCATTTGTCATCTCAATAATCGCCAGAAACCTTCTGGACGGAGGTGTAGCTTAAATGCTACAGGATTTTCCACTTCTTCTCTCTAATCACAGTCTCCGAGGCTAAGCCTTCTAGGTGTCCTGTAATCAGTTCAATAGACTTAATGTGCCTGTAAGCGTCTTCACGCCTATCAGATTCTTCTGCACTTGTGTTAATTATCACACTAATCTGCTGTTTTTTCAAGTTATCTATGACTTCTTTAAAAAAGTCATCATTTAACAGGTTTTTAGCCCATTGTGCGAGCAGGTGCTTGTCCATACTGATTTTGTATTCCAGAAATAATGTCGTTGATACTCAAGCCACTTGCTGATGGCATACCTTGTTTGCTACCCAAGATGCTCATCAAGTCGTTGTAACTCATGTTTGATGGCTGTGAATACTGTACTGGCTCTGGTACTTTGCCATAGTTGGGGTCTAGGAACTTCTCCCATTGAGTACCAATTAACAGGTTTCTGTCACCAAAGTTAATTGGAGACAAAGGTGTAAATGGTGCAACAGTAGGTGCTTTAGGTGTTAAGAAAGTCTCAGGAATAGGAACAATGTCAAAGCCTGTTTGTGTTCCAGAACTAGATAAAGCACTACCAGCACCAAGCAAACCAGCGGCAGCTAAAGCCAATTGAGCAACCCTTAAAGGGTCTGTTTCTTTTGTTGGCGTAGTAGGTGTAGTGGTAGTTGATACAGGAGTTGGATTTAAGTTAGGTGGAATTGTTGTAATTGCCGCCAAAGCATCACCAATTGATATTGGTCTTTTATCAACAACAGTCTGAGTTGGTATTGCTGAAGAAACTTCTGTTGGTACTGCTGTAACAGCAGGAATTGCTGTAGCAATTGCGTTAATTACATCTTGTGTCGTTGTTGTTTTTGGTGCGGTTACTTGAACATTAGCCAAGTTTGTTGGTGTAGCTACATTAGATGCAATCTGACTGTTAACTAAATCTATAACTCTTTGGTCAACTGCTTGTGGTGTTCTTGCGGTTTCTACCTTAACAGTCCCTGTGTCCGTAACTGGTGTAGAAAAAGCTACAGGGGCAGCAGAAGCAATAGTGCTTAAAACATTGCTTAATGAAGGAGCAGCAGATTGACCAACAACATTTACTGCATCTGTTAATCCAGAAACAGTAGATGGAATATTTATAGCTTTTGGTGCTAACACGTTAGCCGCATCTTTTAAAGAATCTGCTACGACATTTGCACTAAATCCACTATTTGTTAATGTAGTTTCAATTTCCGCTAATGAAGAACCAGCATCTGCCATTTTCATAGCAATATCACTAGCATCGCCTAAAACTGCACCAGCAGCAGTATTTAGATAGTCACCTAAAGCACCACCCGCACCTCCAAGCAATGCGCCTTTAACTATATCACCGCCTCTTAGTGCGGCAGTACCACCACCAAAGATAGCACCGCCAACAGTATTGATGGCAGCACTAGATGCCCCTTGACCAAGAACAGCAGTTCCAATGTCAGCAGGAACACCCATAAATGCAGCAGCAATGGTAGCCGCAGCAATAATGTTTCCTTTATCGCTAGTAGTCTTACCCCATGTAGAAGTAACTAAGTTACCATTTTCATCACGTTTGATTTCATAGACTGTTCCACCTTCACCGCTATAGGTAGAGCCAAAACGTCTATTAGTATCTGTGGCATCAATCTGGGAAGCACTTGTAACACCCTCATTCATTAAGTGACGAGCCATGTCCAAAACTACTTGTTCAGCAGCACTAGGCGCATAACCCAATGCACTTGTCGCCTCATCGTAATTAAATCCAATGCTTTGACCAGTAGTGTTATAAACACCGCCTTTTAATCGGTTTGCATCAATGCTAGGGGCAAGTTCTTTTGCCAAGTTAAGCAATGTTGTTTTATCGTAAGTCTTGCCTTGATAGTCTGTAACAGTATTAGATGCAGCCGCCTGAGTAATAACTGGAGGAGTTACAGCTACAGTATTTGTCTTCTGTACTTGTGCAATATCTTGAGGTGTACTAGATGGAACTTCATTCTTAAACTGAGATAAAGAATCAATAACCGATTGGTTATAAATGGATGTTCCTTCAGCGTTAGTATGCAAGGCATCTACTAACAATGCTTTGTTTTGCAGAATCTCACCCTGAGTACCAACTAAAGCAACATTCTTGTTTTCTTTAGCAATCTCTGTAAATATAGGGTCAACTTTAGGGTCAAATTTATTATTGACTACATCCTCTATAGACGCAGCATAAGGAGAACCAGTAAGGACAACATCAACACCTTGGTCAGCCAAAGTCTTAACAATCTGGTTTATGTTGTTTTTGATAGTTTCTTTATCAACACCTTGTAGGAAATCAACACCGCCTGTTTGCAAGAACACAGTAGCGTTAGGGTCAAACTGACCACCACCTGCTAAGTAAGTGTTTAGTTGTGCAAGAGTGTCAGCAGTCGTTGCACCACCTACAGCATAGTTGGATGTAGCCTCACCAGTAGTCTCAGTTAGCAAATCTTGTAACGCTGTGTTTGAACTATTCCAACTTGCACCTGCCAAGATGTTGCCACTAAGCAAACCACCAGAAGTTCCACCAGTTGCGTTAGCTACGTCTTCACCAGAGATTCCATACTGAGCCATTGCTGCTTGAGTTGTAGCAGCGTCAGGGCTTGTAGCCAAGAAATCACGGATTGTTGCGTAAAGGCTATCAGCAGAACCGCCATTATTTAACTGCCAAGCTAGTGCATCAGATACAGCCATGATTAACCTCTGATTTCTAAGTTAGATGAAATGCCAGCACCAAGTTTCATTGCTTTTAATTGGGCTTCAGCTTCAAACTCTTGTTGCTTCAGAGCAAAATAAGCCTGTTGTTTTTCACGCTCTAACTGCAATTTAGCAGCTTCTTTCTCACGCATCATCTGCATTTCAAGACTAGCTTTCTGTTGAGCCATCTGCATATCAATCTGTTGTTGCTGTTGTTGCAATTGCATATCAGCTTGTGCTTTAGCTTGTGCAGCTTGTATCTCAGCCTGAGTTCTGGCCATCAATGCCTGTACTTCTGGGGGCATCTGCTGTTGCTGTGGAGGAGGATTGCTCAACGCTTGGTCTTGCTCTGGCGTAATCGCTTTGTAGAACTCAGCACTATCTTTAAAGCCAGCAATCTCAACCATGCGTCCCAATGTGCCACGATACTGAGCAGGTGAAACGTAAGGATTAGCAGGGCCATATTGACCAATCAACTGCTCTTGTTTAGCAAGAACCATAGACAACATAGCCATCTGCTCTTGACGATTACCTGCTCCTAAACCTATATTGATAGAAACATCGTATTGGTTAGCCCATGTACGAGGGTCAAACTCTACAAACTCACCTCTCATACGCACCAAACGAGGCTTGTCTTGGTACTTACAGAGCAGGTGAAGGATACCCTTAAACAAAGACTTAACGCCTGTCTCAGCAAAGATTCTAGCCATCAATTCAATCTTACCTGCGCCAGCTTGTTGCATTGAGGCTACTGCTGCTGCGGTGACATTCTGCAAGATAGAAGGGTCTAAACCCTGTGAGGCATCACTAACACCTGTACGCTTAGACTGAACTGTATCCAGATACTGAAGCATCGGGAAAGCCTGAGAAGCCACGTTTTGAACTACAAGTTGTTGAACAGCGTTAGGAGACTTAGCACGAATAACACCACCAGCAGTAGATGTAAGCAAGTCGTCAAGGTTTACCTGCCCTTCCACAGCCACCACACGAGCATTGTTTGTCAGATATAAGTTATCCAACATCTGACGAGTGATAGTCGTTTTGATTAACTGAATGTCTGTAGTTCTGTCGGCTAATGAATTACCAAAGAACTTGTGCGGGATTGGAATAGGACAAATTGAGTGGAAAGGAACGTAGTCCACTTCCTCAACCATCTCTTTACCCTTCTCATCCTCTAGGATTTCATTAGAAGCGTAGAACACTTGAACCAATGAAGCAATGCCTTTTCCTTCTATATCAGTTTTGACATAGCACTCAAAGACTTCAATCTCTTGCATTGAAAGGTCATCTGTCTGAATTTGGTAGGGTTGCTCACCAGCAGGGTAACGAGCCACACGCTCTGGCGTATAAGCTAAAGCATCACCTATCTGTAAGCCATCCACTTGCTCTTTATTAAAACCCATAGCTATCAATGTGCTACGAGTCAACATCTGTCTGTGGGCTACAAAAGGAGAATCAGCAATAGTTCTAGCTTTCTTGCTAATCAAGAACTCCTCTGGGGGTACGTTCTCAATAACTACTTTGCCTGATTTCTTTTTCTTTTGGGCTACGATATTATGAGTAGAACCCATAACTGGCATACCCATCGGGTCTATAACTGGCTGTCCATTGGGGTCAAATATTGGGAACTCTGTTGTATCTTGCTCAACAATATCCATGCTCTCATCGCTCATCAGCATTGCTAACTCATCATTAGACAAGTCAAAGTAACGTTCTTTGGTAATGTCTTCTTTATCTTGCCAATATGCTTTTAGGATGCCGTTCTTCTGAAGCAAAGCGTCCTTAAACCAATCATGGAGAATGGCTACGCCTTCGTTATCTCTTGAGAATACCCAATTGCAATAGTCAGTAGCTTGCTTGGCAGAGGCTTCATCCCTTGGGCCTTGTGGCTCAAAGACTACGATATTGTCTGAGCCTGTAAAAATGCGAACAAGTGAAGGCAAAGCACCATCAATGGCTTCTGCAACTTCACCTGTAACGATTGAAGACTTACCCTCTACTTCATTTCCATAAGGGCTACGGAGATATGCTTCTAAGGCTTGTCTGCGCTGCTCTACTGTCTCGCTTTCAATAAAGCCAATAGAATCATCAATCTCAGCTTGCAGTATCGACTTCAAGTCGTTCGTTTCCATGTGCATCCTTTGGAGGGCGACCAAGTTTCGGTCTTGGTGAGGATTGTAACTCTTTTACCATATTTTCAAGCATTTCGAGTCGTAATTCAAGTTCTTTTACCTTTGGGGCTAAATTTATGCCCTGCATTTGTACAAACATTACACAATCCATTTCGGTGCTGAGTTAATAGGCTTAGACCATGTTGAATGTCCTTCATCCAATCCAAGGGCTAAGTAGCGGAAAGCGTCAGAGCCATGACTTGACCAATCATGTAACGGACGCTCATAGAATATCTTACGCTTCTCATCGTAATCTCTGCGGTAATTTCTCAAGCAATTAAGACCTGTCTGCACTTTTGGCACATTAAACCAACACCTTGGCAGCAACCTTCTTACCGCTTGGATACCATCGTCTAGTCCCATTCTGGGTGCAATCTTGACTTCTAGTCCTGAGTCTTCAAGCATTTCCATACGGCTCTTGCCTGTCCCAAGTTCCCTGACCCTAACGTCATGGGGAAGAATATGCTCTGCTTTGAGATAGTCGTTATCCTTAATCCACTTAACGTAATGGTCTAGTCCTACTCCATGATTCTCGTAGTAGTCGATTAGGCGCACCTCAGTACCCACCAACTGAGCCACCCAGATAGACGTAGAGTCACCCATTCCCAAGTCCCAAGCAGTAAATGTCCTGCTCAGTTCCTCTCTGGGAATCTCCTGCATATGCTTTTTTTCTTCTAGTTCGTTCAAG